ATAGAACATACCAGCATCATATGGATTAGATCCTCTATAACCTACACACGCGAAGTCTGTAGTTGAATAAGGATCAATATAAACCTTCATACGACCGTTAAGAACACCGGCAAAAGTATTACCAGTATCATCAACGTTTAGGTTAGTTGCAAGAGCTGGAGAATAATCCAACACACCAGCAGCAGCTAGTGCAGAAGCAACGTCAGAAGAACAAACAACAAAGTTGCCTTTTCCTCTACGAGTTTCTTTAAAGATCACATTAGCTTCTCTTTCGAGTTGCATAACTAGACCTTTGAATTTTTCAGCCATCCAACGACCATCACTATCAGTACCGACATCAAAGATACCAGATACTGCAGTTGAAGTTTGAAGTGCACCGATTTTTGCTTTAGTAAGAATAGTTCTTACCATTTCACGGTTAATTTCAGCTAAGATTTCAGCTGAAAGAATGTTAGCAAGTTCGCCTTCAGCGTCTAGACCGTGGACTGCTTTAAGATCTTGAGCAAGTTCCATAGTGTATTCAGCTTTAAGAGCTCTTGATTTAGCTGTAACGGTTGATTTCTCGATTGAGAAAGCCATTTCGCCAAATGCGTCACCACCAGCAATTGCTGAACCAGCTACGTGAGTACCTTGGGCTTCAGCTTGAGCTGTAGTATCGCCTTCACCGTAAGTTGATATTACATCAGCAGTATCAGCAATAGATCCATCAGTATCAGCATCAACTACACCAGCAAGTCCAGTAGGATCTGCTTGATGAGTACCTGCTCCTGAGAAATCAGTATCAGCTTCGTCGAATAATGCTTCAGTACCACCTTGAGTGCTGTACTTAGACTTCATTGCAAAGATTAGACCAGTTGGACCAGTCATAGGTTGAACGCCAGCAATATCATAAGCGATAAGGTTAGGCATTGCACGCCTTACTAAAGAGATCAAAACCGGATCAAAGTTAGCAACAGAAGAACCGGTAGCGTTAGCTGCGGCTGCTTCTGTAACAAAACCTTGAGTTTGGTTTCGCTCTTCTTGCAAAGCAATTTCTTGGTTTTCCAAGAGTCGAGCAGTAACGGCTTGCTTGTACTTGCTGTCTATAGCTGGAGCATCTGAGTGCTCAAGTACTGGTTGCCATTTCTCGACTAATTTATTATCTGTATTAAACATATTTGTCCCCTAATTAGATAAAATTATTTTGAGTTAGTAATAGCTTGTGTGTATCTGCTCATATTATCTGAAAGATCAACCGGAGCTGAATCATTTCCTATAACTGCATCTACTTCAGATTCTGTTTCACTTACATCAGACTTGAAGTATGATTCTTTGATAGTAGTTACTTTCATAGTGAAAGTTTCTAGATCTTCAAAATCAATAGATTCAACTAATGATGCGAGTTTCTCAGCTTCTGTATCAGCAAGCCCTGAAGAAGCTTCTCTTATTACTTGAGCGCGCGCATATGTTTGCGTAGTTTCATGTAACTTGATGTTTTCTTCTGTGGATTTATTGAGTTGTTCCTCTAGTTCAGCAACTTGCTCGGCCATATCGTCGATTAAATCTGCTTTACCTTCTGGTACTTCAATGTAATGTTCCTTAAAGACAGTTTGTAAAGAAGCCATAAAGTCTTCAGCAATCTCAGTCCTAAGACCAGTACTTACTGCTACTTCATTTTCTTTCATCCAAGATTCTACAACATAGTTCAAGTAGTTATCTACTTTTTCTACGATAGTCTTTTGAATATCACCAACTTCTTCTTCAAGGTTTTGCGCGTATTCGCCTTCTAATCTATCGATTTCTGCACCTAATTTTGACTTAAGTGTTGCTTCGAAGATTGCTTCAGCTTTTGCTCTGAATCCTTCAGACAATGTAGCTTCCTCAGATACTAATGCATCTAAATCTTCTGAATAATCAAATTCCACTGCTTCTGCTTTCGCAGATGCATCACTAGGTTTAGCTTTAGGATCAACAGCTTTCGGTGCTTTCTTAATAGCTTTATCTAGGGAACCATCATCTTCAGACTCATC